CGACCTGATCGGCTGGACAACTCGCACCGTTACTCAGGATATGGTCGGCACCCAGGTGGCCGTGTTCACCAGCATTGAGGTAAAGACCGCAACCGGCAGGCTCAGACCAGAGCAGCGGCAGTGGCTGGACGCAGTGCAGGCTGCTGGTGGTGTCGCAGGTGTTGCTCGCAGTGTTGAGGATGCTCAGGTACTATTGACCAGCCCCTGAGCCGTTGCAAGGGGCGCAACCATTACAACTTGAATCATGACCTGCATTTTTGTATGGGCAGCAGTCTTGCTGACCCTTCCGATTGTCATCCTGCTGTGGGTGACGCAAACGCAACAGCAACGCATCCGCCGCCTACGCCGCCAGGGCTGGACCCAACAGCGGATTGCAACGCATCTAGGCATCAGCCGCAGCCGTGTGCAGCGCATGTGTTGACAGGGGTTGACCATGGAGCGTCAAGGCACCGGCACAGCCCGCAACGGATCACTGCAACGCTGTCTTGGCGTTTGCACCGAGCATTGCAAGAACGGGCCGACCTTGAAGGCCGATCACTTAGCAATCTGGTGGCGCACATACTTGAATCTGGCATATAGCCATCATCAGACTGTAAGCAGCTGACGATGGTGGCCATGGCATCAATCAGTATGTCAATAACCGGGCTAGAGCAACTGCAGAAAATGCAGGATGCCTTATCGCCTAAGGCATTAGCCAAGGCTCAACGCAGTGCTATTACTTATGCAGCCAAGGCAGTTGCACCAGCAGTTGCTAAAGGCATTGGCGCTGATTACAACATCAAGGCAAGCAGGATCAAAAAGGATATAAGCGATGTATCAATATCGTCTGATGGGTTAACGGCAACAATTAAATTCAGCCGTCGCCCGCCAACCCTTGCGCAATTTGGCGTCAAACCTGGCAAGCGTAGCCCTCAAGCTGGCCTAGGCCGTGGCTTGGGCTGGGCAAAACCAAAGCGAGCTGGCAAGCCGCTAACTGCTCTGGTAATTAGAGCTGATGGGCGCAAGCCGAAGGCTGGAGCATTTCTAGCTGTTGGGAATAATGGCAATCAACTTGTCTTGCGCCGTGGTTCTAACGGTAAGTTGCATGGTGTCTATGGCCCATCTATTGGCTCAATATTTTTAGGAAACTCGCGGATCGGCAGCAAGCTTCGTGCTGAGGTCGCACAACGCATACAAGAGCAGTATGTAAAGGGCTTTGAGCGCGTACTTACCGCATCAGCGCGAGGGTATGAGCCTTAACCCCCCCCCGCCCTTGGGTCCTCCCGGGCGCAATCTTAGTGCCGGTCCGTAGCGACTCAAAAAAACAGTTGATAACGGCTCTCAATAAGGCGACTACATGGTTGCCTGGGCATACGTTCCCCCGCCTGTCACAGGCATTGTCACAACCTTTATAGCCTGTGACTGGTTAGGTACAACAATTTAGGTGCTAATTAGTATTAGGGACGCCGCAGATATTCTTGGGCTAAAAAGTCGTGGCAGCATTTACCGCAAGGTGAAGTCTGGAGAGCTGCCAACAGTTGGAGGGCCCAATGGCCCGATGGTGGAGCGCACTGGCCTAGAGGAATTGTGGGCTGGGATTACCCGCACAAAGTCTGATTCACCTCAGCATCCAAGGCCTAGAGCTAGTGGCGGCAGCCAGCCAAAGGCATCGTCAGATTCACCGGTTGAGCTGCCGGCTTACAACGAAAGCCGAGCACGCAGCGAATACGAAAAGGCCAATCTGCTGGAGCTGGAACGCAAGACAAAGGAAGGTTTGCTGCTTCGCCGTGAGGATGTGGAACTTGCATGGGGCAGCGCTGTGAACATCACCAGAACCCGCCTGCTCGGCGTACCTAGCACCGCTAAGCAGCGCATTCCCCACCTAGAAATTGAAGAAGTGGAGCTACTGACCACACTCATCCGCGAGGCCCTTGATGAGCTGGCAGCTGGTGAGGTGACGGCATGATTACTGCCGACCCTGCGGAGCTGACGCAGCAGATCTTGGCGGGCTTTAAACCGCCGCCGCGGTTGCGGTTGAGCGAATATGCCGACGAGTTTGCGGTGATGACCGGCAACGCAGCCGAGAAAGGAAAGTGGAGCACGCTCCCGTATCAGCGCAAGATTCTGGATTCTTTCACCGATCCCACCGTTGAAACGGTGGCGATCATGAAGAGCGCCCGGGTGGGCTGGACCAAAATGCTTGGCGTGGTGGTGCAGTTTTTCAGCCACCAAGATCCGTGCCCGGTGATGATCGTGCAGCCTGTTAAAGAGGATGCCGAGGGCTACAGCAAGGAAGAGATCAAACCGTTATTTGAAGACACCCCATGCCTGCGCGGCTTGATCTCTGAGAGCAAGGCTCGCAACACAACAAGTAACACAATTCTGCTGAAGCAGCTAAGTAATGGCGGCTTGATCGACATTGTTAACGCCGCCAGTGGTCGGAGCTTCCGGCGCAAGAGTCGAAAGGTGGTGCTGTTTGATGAGGTTGATGCTTACCCAAAGCTTGATGAAGGCGACCCGATCAAGCTGGGCCGCCACCGTGCGGACTATTACTGGGATCGCAAGATCGGGCAGGGTGGGACCCCGATCTTCGCCGGCGGCAAAACTGAAGAGGCCTTTTTGCGCGGCGACCAGCGGCGTTTTTTTGTGCCGTGCCCATTTTGCAATGCCAGGCAGGCGCTCCGCTGGGAACAGATGATCCGAGAGGGCGAAAAGGTTGGTTGTTACGAATGCGAAAACTGCGCTGAGCCTATTCCTCATAGCAAGAAGCGCTGGATGGTGGAGCGCGGCGAGTGGCGCCCGACGGCAGTGAGCCAGCAACCTGGCCTGGTGAGCTTCCACATCTGGGCCGCTTATAGCTATAGCCCTGCAGCTGACTGGGCCGTACTTGTCCGCGAGCACGCCGAAGCCCTGGATGCCATGCGCAAGGGTGATCCCGACGCGATGCAAACTTTCCACAACACCGTATTGGGCGAGCCATGGGAAGACTCAATATCAGGCAAGCTGACTGGTGATGGCCTGGCCCAGCGGCGCAAAAATGAAGCCGCCGGCAACGGCTATCTGGAGCAGATGGTGCCTAACGGTGTGTTGATGTTGACCGCTGGCGTTGACGTTCAAGGCGGCGGCGGCTCAATTGGTGAACGGTTAGTGCTGACCGTATGGGGCTGGGGCCGAGGCGAGGAAGGCTGGCATATTGCTCATTATGAGATTGACGGCGACCCGCAGCAGGCGGATACATTGGCTCAACTTGATGCGATTACCGCCACTAAATGGAGGCGGGAAGATGGCCGCGAATTGAAAATCACGATTGGTGGCATTGACGATGGCGGCATTGCAACCCATGAGGTGCGGGATTTCTGCAGGACGCGAGGCGCAGCTTGGGTGCCAATGAAGGGAGCAGCGCAAAAGGGAAAGCCGTTGCTTAGCCGAGGGGTGCCTGTAGATGTAAACCGCAAGAACCAAACAAGCACCAAGCGTGGGGTGCTGCTTTATCACGTTGGATATGACGCTAGCGTCCACCACTTACAAGGCCGGCTAAAGAGCGAAATACCAGGGCCTGGGTATCTACATTTTGGTCAGGCTGCAACAGACCAATTCTTAGATGAGCTATTTCCGTGGAAGCGGATGCCAAAACGGGACAAGGGCCAAACTAGCTACCACTGGATTTTGCCCCCTGGAGCCCATGATGAGGGCGGGGACTGTACGAGATATGCCTATGCAGCCCTACAGCTGGCGGCCCGCAGGTATAACAGGGCGACTATGTGGGATCAACTAGAAGCCTTGGTTACTGGCATGGTGCCATCACAGCCTCAACCAATCATCGCTAAAGCTGGTGGCATTGAGCCAGCACGCCGCAATGGCTGGCTGGGCAAGGAAAAGCGCAGAGATGGTAGCGGCTGGCTTCGTTAAGCTATAGCCATGGCATACACATCGCAGCAACTGGCAGACTTGCGCAATGCTATTGCGGAAGGTGTGCTTACAGTTAAGTTTGCAGATCGTGTGCTTACCTATCGCAGCCTTGACGAAATGCGGCGCATTGAGAGGGCGATGGCCGCCGAGCTTGAGTCAAATTCTACGGTGCCGATCCGGCGCTCTTATTTTTCGTTCAAGCGTTTTACCTAATGGCCAAGAAAACAGAGCAGGCCAAGATTGAAATGCTGCAGCGAGAGCTATTCGCTGAGCGAGCAAAAGCGTTTGAGGCTGCCAAGGATTCACGGCGGACTGAGGGCTGGTGGACTAGAAACAGTGGGCCAAATAGTGACCTCAGGGAGGCATGGTATTGGCTAGTAAAGCGCCATCAAGATTTAGCCGATAATGATGCATACGCATCACGTGCCATTGGTGTAATTGTAAATAACTGGATTGGCGATGGGGTTATGTCTACGCCAATTGGGGCAAGTAAGCGTTATGGGCAGCTATGGAAACGCTGGTGTGATTCACCTGAGTCAGATTTTTATGGCATTCATGATTGGTATGGAAGCCAAGCAGTAGGGGCCAGAACAACTGCAGTTAGGGGCGCGGTGTTGCTAAGGAAGCGAGTTTATCCTGAGCTGCTAAATCAATATGGCATGGTGCCATTGCAAGTGCAGATGCTAGAGCCTGACTGGTTGGATTTTAACAAAGACAATGGCATTGATATATTATTTGGCCAGCAGTTTGATAGCGCAGGGAGATTGCAAGGATATTGGATAAGAAACAAGCATCCAGGAGAAATGATCCTGGGCTCTGGGATTCAAATACAATCTGAATTTGTACCTAAAGAAGAAATAAGCCTGCACTTTGATAGCAGAAGGGCCGGCCAAAGAATGGGGCTGCCATTTGGCACAGCAGCTATTTTGACTTTGCGCGATATGGGCGATATTAGGGCGGCGCAGCAAATGAAAGATAAGATCTCAGCATGTTTTTTTGGCGTCCTAACTGACCCTGACGGCGAAAATGACCCAGCAAAAACAGGTATTGGACTGGACTCAATAGAGCCTGGGGCCATTGAACACCTGCCGCCAGGGCGAGATTTCAAAGCTTTTTCACCGCCTTCTTCTGGCGATTTTGTTGCAACGCATAGAGAATACGCTCATGCTGTAGCGGCTGCATACGAGATCACCTATGAATCATTGACTGGTGATTTGTCAAACGTTAATTTCTCAAGCTTCCGTGGCGGCTGGCTTGAGTTCAGCCGCAGGATTGCCTATCTACGCGGCAAGGTAACAGTGCCAGGAATGCTGGCACCTGTATGCCGCTGGCATGACGAGCTGGCACGGATGTCTGGGCTATTGAAGGGCCAAATGGAATGGACACATACGCCACCAAGGCGAGAAATGATTGATCCGACCAGAGAAATCCCGGCGCTAATACAAGCGGTTCGTGCTGGGCTTATGAGCCTAAGTGAAGTACAGCGCAGCTTTGGCTATGTGCCAAGCGAATTGATTGATGAATTGGCTATTGATCTGCAAAATGCCAGAGATAAAGGGCTAACGTTATCTGTTGATGCAGCTTTGGTTAGTGACTCAGGCGTCGCCCAAGCTGGGTCAAGCGCTCAACAGCAAGGGGTAACAGACCTAGCGCAATAGCCTGAGCATAGAGATTTTAATTCAAATGATTGGTGTTCACGTTAAAGGGAGCGCGGCAAAGCCTGTGCTTCAACTGTATGGTGATGTTGGATTTGATATTTTGGCATCAGACGTAGCAACGGCACTAGACGGTGCCGGCGGTCGTGACGTTACGATCAACCTATTTTCATATGGCGGAGACGCAGGCGAGGGCCTTGCTATTCATGACGTACTAGCTAGATACCAAGGGAACAAAACAGTAATTATCGATGGAGTTGCTGCCAGCGCAGGGAGCATGGTTGCCATGGCAGGCGACCGTGTTGTAATGCCTGACAATGCATTGATGATGATTCATAACTGCTGGAGCGTTGCCAGCGGTGATGCAAATTCAATCAGAAAATCTGCTGATTTGCTTGATACCTATTCGTCAAGCTATCGCACCACGTATGCCAAACGCTCTGGCCAAAGCGAAGAACAGGTTACGGCTTGGATGGATGCAGGCGGCGGAGCTGGCACATGGTTCTCTGCTGCTGCTGCAAAAGATGCTGGGTTGGCCGATGAAGTGGTTGCACCGGTTGATGTAAGGGCCAGTTCCCCTTTGCTACCGCAAGATCGGTTCATTAATCCTCCCTCGGACTTATTGGATCTTGTGGCAGTTAGTGGACTCACTAGCCTGCCTGAAGGAGACGCAATCCATGAGCCCTCCGAGATAAACATGACCACGCAAACTCAGGCCGGGGGCGCACCGGCCACAACTGCAGAAGTGCTGCCTGTGGCCACCGCCACGCCTGAGGCTGCACCTGCCATCACTCCAGCTGCACAGGCTGTAGAAACTGCTCCTGTAGCAAGCAATGAATCTGCCACGGTCGCTGCCCTGCGCCGTGAAAGCGATATTCGTCGTTGTGCCGCTCAGGCAAATTTGTCTGCTGATGTTGTTCAAGGCTTTGTTGATGGCTGCAAGCCTTTTAGCGATGTAGCGCTTGAAATTGTCACCGCCCATGCCGCTGTGGTAGAAGGCCGCGCCTCTGGCGCTGGCCATCCTGCTCGGGTTAGCGTCACCCGCGATTCAGGCGACACCCTGATCAAGGGCATTGGCGAAATGCTTTATGCCCGTATTAACCCAGGCGCAGAGATCGGTGAAATTGGCCGCCAATACCGTGGCTATTCATTGCTGGAATGCGTAAGGATTTTTGCTGATAGCCGCGGTATTTCTACTGCTGGCCGTAGCCGCAGCGAGCTGGTTGCATTGGCTATGCATAGCACCAGCGATTTCCCGCTGTTGTTTTCAAACCTAGCCGGCAAATCTCTTGATGCTGCCTACCAAGAAGAATCCCACACTTGGAAACCTCTGGCCCGCCAGCGCAACCTGCCTGATTTTAAAAACGCTAATGATTTAGTAGTTGCGGCAGACCTGGCTCCCGAGCAATTGCTTGAGGGTGGCGAATACAAGGCAGGCACTCTTAAGGAAGCTCAAGCCACCTGGAAGCTGCTCACCTATGCTCGCAAGGTCGTAATCAGCCGTCAGGCAATCATCAATGATGACCTGTCAGCTCTTGAGCGGGTGCCCGAATACCTGGGCCGAGGCTTCCGCCGTCTTGAGTCAAATCTTGTCTGGGGCCTAATTACCGGCAACGCTGTTACCAGTGTTGATGGTGTGGCACTATTCCATGCAAACCATGCCAACACTGGCAGTGGTGCCATTGGCATAGCTGGCTTTAACGCAGCCAAAAAGGCAATGCGGAAGCAGACAGACATTAGCGGGACTATTGTTAACCTGAGCCCTGATTATTTGATTGTTCCAACTGACCTAGAAGCCACCGCCCTTCAGTTCCTTTATCCCTCTGGTTACTCTCCAACCAGCCTGACAGGTGCATCTGGCCCGAATGTGTATGCAGGATCTGCGCAGCTGATCGTTGAGCCTCGTCTTGATGGCAGCGCCACCCAGTGGTATGCAGCCACCGCTCCCAGCCGTGTTGAGGGTCTGGTTTACGGCTATCTCGCTGATGAGCCCGGTCCAACAATTACCCCCGTGCCTGAACGTGATCCTGATGGCTTGACCCTGCTGGCCCGCTTTGATTTTGGTACAGCAATTAAGGATTACCGCGGCTGGTATCGCAGCTCCGGCTCCTGATAACAATATGGGCCAGCTTTGCTGGCCTTAATTCACCAAACCAGGTATTTACTCATGGCTAAAAACTTCATTCAAGAAGGCTGCGCTCTTGCCCTTACGGCACCTTATGCCGTATCTAGTGGTGGCGGCGCATTGGTTGGCGCCACCTTTGGCGTTGCCGTAACTGACCTTGCCAACGGCGAAGTCGGTACATTTTTGCTGGAAGGCGTATTCACTCTGACCAAAAAGACCGGCGCTAGCACCGGCGGCTCCCAAGGCGCGAGGGCGTACTGGGTTGCGGCTGATAAGGCTGTATCCGCTGTATCTAGCTCTAATACGCTGATTGGCGTATTTGCTAGCACTGCTGCCGATGCTGATGCTACGGCTGTTGTACGGCTGAATAGCTCATTCTGATGGGCTGGGCAGCCCTGAATCAATTCATGAATCGGGTTGCCCTTGCGCGGCTTGGAAGTGTCACCGTGACGGCTTATCCCGTCACGGGACAAGGGTTCCTATCTCAAAATTCAGAGATGGTGCTTGGCGGCCAAGTTGTAATTATTGATTATTCCCTTAAATGCAAAACTGCTGATTTTGGCGGTTTAAAATATGGGGATACGTTACAAATCGACGGGACTACATACAAGGTAGAACATCAACCATTACGGGTTGAAGATGGCCTGTTTTGTGTCATCCCACTGGTCCTTGCTTAATGACTGCTTCAAAAACTGAAAGGATTATTGCCGCTATGGTCTCGGCTTTGGCTGGGACAACTGGGGTAGGCAGCCGTATTTATCGTGATAGGCAGGAAGCAATATCTCGCGCTGAATGCCCAGCGCTTGTTATTGAACCTACAAGCGAAGAACATACATCAAGTCTGTTGCCTTACACAGACTCCACTTTGTTAGTAGATATCCATGTGTTAGTAAATGGCTCGCCTACCAGCACTGTGGCTGATCCCGTAAGGGCAAGCTTGCACTCCAGGCTTTATGTGGATGATTCGATGGGCGGCTTGGTGCATGGCATTGAATCAGTCGGATGCCAATGGAGTTTAGAGCCAGCTGAAATAGGCGTGCTGGTATGTAGCTATAGGCTTAAGTTCAGAACACTTATCGCGGATTTAACTCAATGATTGACCCCACTAGCCTGATATTGGATGAATACCATGGGATCGGGGGTGAATACATCCTCGACCCTAAAACCGGCAAGCGATCACCAGTCTCAAACGAGGCAACTACCAACCCAGAGGATCTGAGTAATGACGCAGGACAGCAAAAAACAGGTAATCCTGATCAAGACGGAAGCAACTCCGGGGACGGATGCAACGCCGACCGGCAGCGATGCAGTATTAGTTAAAAGCCTTGAAATCACTCCTGTCAGCTCTGACACGGTAAGCCGCAATTTGCTTAGGCCATACTTTGGCAATTCGCCCATGCTTTTGGCAAATACTAAAGTTGAAGTATCCTTTGAGGTTGAGCTTGCTGGCTCGGGTACAGCTGGCACAGCGCCCAGATATGGCCCCGCTTTGTTGGCATCTGGCCTAGCCGCTACTACTGTTGCCAGTACATCTGTAACCTACTGGCCTGTAAGTGATAATTTTAGTACAGCAACAATTTATTTCCATGCTGATAAGATCAGGCATATTGTAACCGGCGCTCGCGGTAGCTTTTCAATTTCGGCCAAGGTAGGAGAAGTGCCGACTATTAAATTTCAATTTACCGGTCAATATAATTCTCCAACAGACGCTAGCAGCGGCGCCGTTACTTACTCAAATCAAATTGATCCGTTGATTTTCCGCCAAGGAAATACGTCAGCATTTAGCATTTTTGGCTATAGCGGCGCAATGTCATCATTTGAATTTGATATTGCAAACGAAATTGTTTACAGGGAATTAATTGGCGGTACAAAAGAAACCAAAATTACTGGCCGGATGCCTGCGGGCACCGTAATGATTGAAGCTCCTACTATCGCAGCAAAAGACTTTTATAGCATTGCCGTTGGCTCTGCCACTGGCGCCCTAACGTTCCTTCATGGAACAACTGCTGGCAATAAGTTTACATTCAACAGCTCAACTGTTGATGTAACAGCTCCTAAATACCAGGATGAAAACGGTATTTTGCACCTTTCAATTCCATACGTTGCAGTGCCGACAACTGTTGGCAACGATGAATTTTCCCTTGCTTTTACTTAATTATGGCATTTCAACTAAAAAACCAAACTACTACCTATCGGTGGCCGGCAGTTGTTGAATACCCAATTGATGGCGGCAAGTTTGACAAGGAAACTTTTGATGTCGAGTTTAAACGAGTTGCACAGGATCGGCTGCGGGAAATCGGCGTACAGATTGATAATGGTGAAATTACCGATAACGAGCTAGTAAACCAATTAGTGGTTGGGTGGGCTGGCATCAGTGATGAAAAAGGTGATGATTTACCATTTAGCCAATCAGCGTTAGAACAGCTTCTTAATGTGCCATTAGTAGCAAGTGCAATTGCTGCAGCATGGCTTGAAAGCTTGGCTAAGGGCAAGAGAAAAAACTAATTGAGGTCGCTGAGCTATGGGCTAGCAGCGGCCAAGAAGAGGATACAACAGTACAAGATGGCCTTGTGCTTGGGGTAATTATGCCTGAGCCTGTCCCAAAGGAGGTGATTATTCATCCAGAGGCAGAAGCTGCAATTGAGATGTTTTTCCGCGTGTCAACGCAATGGAGGTGTGGCGCCAGCGGAGCCATTGGCCTGGACTATAACGCAGTTCAATGGTTGTTTAGCATGTATACAGTTGATGATCCAACGGCGATGCTTGAGGATCTGCAAGTTATGGAAAGCGCTGCCTTGGCTGTTTTGTCACGGAATAACTGATCATGGCAACAACGCTTGACGCACTGCTGCGAATAAAGGCTGATGTGCAAGGAGCAAATAATATTGTTGCATTAAATCGTGGCCTACAAGGTGTTGAGCGTACTGCAATTGGCGCATCTGCAGCAATGCGCGGGATGGCGGGATCATCTGCATTGCTAACTGGCTCTTTAGGCGCCCTGGCACCGCTGCTAACTGCAGGGGGCATTATTGGCCTGGTCAATGGCGCAATAGAGGCTGGCGACGCAATGAATGACTTAAGCCAGCGCACTGGCGTTAGCGTTGAGGCATTGGCAAAGTTTAAAAAAGCAGCTAGTACAAGCGGCACTGATATTGATTCTGTTGCCAAGCACTTGGGCAGGCTTAACAAGGGCATGTATGAAACCGCGACGACTGGCAAAGGCCCTGCTGCCGAAGCGCTTAAAGTGCTTGGGATTAGTGCTACTGACGCAAGCGGAAAACTCAAGAGCGCTGATCAAGTAACACTAGCAATTGCCAACCGATTTAAAACAGTCCCCGATGGAGCCGCTAAAACTGCAATTGCAATGCAATTGTTTGGGAGGGCAGGCGAAGAAATGATCCCAATGCTGAATATGGGAGGTGACGCAATTGATAATTTAAGTGTAAAAATGACAACAGCTTTTGCTCAAAAGGCAGATGAATATAAAGATAAAATGGCAATGCTATCTGGTAAAGTTGGCGTATTAGGCGCTGATCTTGCTATAGCACTATTGCCTTCGCTTACGGCTGTAACAGATGCTGTAACGGCTGGCGTATCTGCATTTAACACGATGCCTGAAAGCTTAAAGGCAGCCACAGTATCTGCTGCATTATTGGCAGTGGCATGGGGCCCACTTAAGTCTGCACTCAGCACTGGTGGTCTTGCTATTAAAGCCTTGGCCGGCTCAATGGAGCTGCTTAAATATCAAACTGCACTGGCTGGCGGTGTTATGCCGTTGCTAGCTGGCGGCCTTGATGCAGTTAAATTGGCGATTTTTGCTATACCAGGCTGGGGTTGGGCTATTGCCGGTGGAACTGCCTTGGCAGGATTGCTTGCATGGACATATAAAACAAATAAAGGGTTCCGAGATTTTGCCAATAATTTAGGAGATGTTATTGCAAGTGATTTTAAAAATGCCATGGATAAAATGGCAAGCCTTACTACACAGACAGGGGCTGGGATAAGCAGCACTTGGAACAGAGTTTTAGGGTTTGCACAGCGTATCGGCAAAAATATTGGCCAAGCATTTGCTGGGCCATTTGGATTAATTGCTGATGTTGCGACCGAAACTATGCGTAGCGTTAGCAACGCTATTAATGGAATGGTCAATGCAATACCAAAGCCAATCCGTGACAAGCTTGGCATGGCCGCTAGCCATGCGATTTTGGGGCCACTCGCGGGGTATGCAGTTGATGCAATTACGCGGGCGAGTGCAATGGGTGCTAGAGATGAAAAAAGCAATGCGGCTAGCAATAAAGAATCAAACAATCAATTGCAAGCACTAGCACTGGTCGATAAGGCAGCTGCTGCTGCTAAAGCTAAAGCCGAAAAGGAAGCAGCTGCTCCTGCAAAAAAAGCAGCTGCCGAGGCCGAGAAACTAGCGGTGGAGCAACAGCAATTAAATGAAGCTGTAGTGCGGGCAAGAATTGCGCTGGATGATAATGCATTTAAAAACGCAATGGACTTAATCCGACGTCGATATGATTACGAAAATGAATTACAAAATAAGCTACAGGATAACTGGGTTAAATCATTAACTGGAACTTCACGCGAGGCTGCAAATCAAATTGTTAGCTTTATGCGTGATTCCGAAGCATTAAATAAACGGGTCTTGCAGGCACGGCAAGAAAGTGAATTAAAAACTCAGGCATTAAAATCTGCATCAGCGTTAGATGCAGTTACATCTCAGGGGATTGCTGGAGCGTCAATGCCTGGACGCTATCCACAGAGCGGGATTGTAGCCAGTACTGGCTCAACTGGAGACAGCACTGGCCCCCATCTTGACATAAGGTGGGCAGACGGACGGCCAATCACAAAAGCCGATGCAGATAGATATTTTGTGCTAAACGGTAAGCCTCCAAGCAGCTATGGGGTTACAAGCGGGTACGGGCCGCGCAACTTGTATGATCGTAGCTTCCATGCTGGCATAGATTTTGGCACGCCATCTGGAACACAGGTCTCACTAATTGGCGGCGCATCCTTAAACAAAAATTTAGGATATACAGGCGCAGGCGGATATGCGGCAGGGGTTTCTACACCTCAAGGAGCAATGCGAATATTGCATTTGCTGGCAGGCTCTGTAGCAAATGCTACAACTGGCGCCGCTCGATCAGGTTCTGTACTTCAGGGCCGTGGCAATGCTGCACTTCATTTGCGGAGCCAAAAAACTGATGCATCAGTTGGTATAGCCACAGCTGATAGTGCACAAGCAAACAAGTTTGCTGATGATGAAGTGAAGCAAACAAAAAAACTTCAAGAGCTTCTTGGTAAAGGATTTATTCTTGACTACACAGCAGATATAAAGGCAGAAAGCGATGCACTAGAAAAACAAAATAAAATATCGGCTTTACGCAATAAGCTGCAGTTGGAAGGCATGAAGCCAGAAGTAATTGACGCTGAGGCCAAAAAATTAGAAGCCATAGATAAGGTTAATGATAAAACCAAGGTTTTGCTTGATATTGGTAAGAATAATAAGCTTAGTGCGGAGGACACTGCGATTCTTAATGGCGCCATTGCCAGCCTGGCCGAAAGCTATCCAAAGCTTGCCGCGAATATAGATGATGCAACTAAATCTCAACTTGCATTTAATCAAGCAATGGACCAGAAGGAAAAAATTAAGCAGTTGTCCGATGGAATTGCTAGCACCATAACTAACGGAATTGGCCAGGCTATTGATTCGTTGATTGATGGGACAAAAAAATGGGGTGATAGCCTTAAAGAAATCGGTGCCGGTATCTTAAAAGATATCGGAAAGCAAATAATTCAAAATGGCGTGATTGCGCCATTAACTAAAAGCATCAGCGGTGGCATTGGTAATTTGCTTGGCGGGATTAAGTTTGCTGAAGGCGGCATCATGACCTCAGCAGGTCCAGTGCCACTCCGGCGCTATGCAAGTGGCGGGATTGCCAATAGCCCACAGCTGGCGATGTATGGCGAGGGCCGCACGCCGGAGGCGTATGTGCCATTGCCTGATGGCCGTTCAATACCCGTCAAGTTGGATGCTGCTGGTGCATTGGATCGTTACCCACGGTTTGATTCAAGCGGCAGCAGCGGCAGTGATGGTGCCCCTGGCGGCATGGCTGCTGGCGATGGCGGCACAGTGCTTGCGATGAATTTTGAAACCACCCAATTCCTCGGCCAAGATTGGGTAAGTAAGGATCAACTCATGGCTGCCATGGCTGCAACCGAGAAACGCGCCACTGCAGCCGGGGCCAAAGCTGGAGCTCAACAGGTGGCCACTAAGATGAGAACCTCGCCCGCATTCCGCAGGCAGGTGGGCATCTGATGTCAGTCGTTGTAATCGGTAATTTTCTGACGTTCACCAAACACGATGGCGGCAGGAGCTACTGGCAAAATTTCTTTAACGATAATGCCGTCAGCTTTGATGGCATTAGCTGGAACCTGCTACCTTTTGTCTACCAGGGCGCAACCAAAACCAAGAATGGCGACAATATATCCAGCCAGCTAACGCTACCAACCAACCAGCTAACGCTGGCTTGGTCTCGTGATGCTGTAAATAACAACTGGGTAGCTGAGGTGCGTACCTACCAGCTAACCGATACTTACGCACCAATCACGCCGCCGCGTGGTCAGGAAATCTGGCTTTG